ACCACTTGCAACAGTTTCATCATTGACAGAAGCATTGATACCTCTTACAAAAACAGGTGGTTCAGTGACTGGTCCTGCTAAAGATGCACTTAAAGGAGTAGCAGAAGGACATAAAATATTTGTCCAAGATATACCTATGCTTCTTAAGAAAAAGCATAAGATGAAAGATTCTGACATACAAAAAGAAATGCAACAAGTTTTTATGGCAATGGATGAATCAATTGCAGAATCTACAAACAGATTAACTGGAGAAGGGTTACAAAACGAAGCATTAAAAAAAATAGGTCGAGGATTTTTTAGACTTAACATGCTAACACCTTGGACAAAAAGTGTACAATTGGCTTCTTTTAATATAGGTAAAGGATTAATAAGAGAAAACTTAGAAGCTCTTGATAAACTTGCTAAAGAAGGAGTAGATATATTCGATGAGTCTAAACTAATGTCTCAGGTTATAGCTGATAAACGTGCGAAAGTAAAATCAACTAGTAAGATAAGAGATGTTCAGCTTTTAAAAAGTGAACTATACGATTTAGGTATTGATGTAGAAGATGGTATTAGATGGTTAAATGATGGAGCAAAGACAACTTTTGGTGCTGAAAGAAAAAATGGTGTGCTTACTGGAGAAATAAAGTATGCTGATGATTTTTATAAGTCTGTGGTACAAGGAGCAGGTAGGTTTGTAAATGAAGTAATCATGCCTGTAGGAAGAGATAGAGCTAGAATACCAGTATTTATGACTAATCCTAAAGTAGATATACTTACACAGTTTTTAAGATACCCTGCTGTTTTTAGTAATACAGTATTAAAAAATTATGTAAGGTCTGCAATTGTAAACCCTAAAGTAAACGGTGCTAAGATGGGAGCATTTGCTTTAATGACTGTAAACATGGCTTTAGCTACAAACTATTGGAGGTCTAATAAAGAAAATAAAGATAGAATAGTTGAAGAAGGATTACAAGGAAAAGATATAAGGAAAGCTTTTCAACGTGTGGGTTTGTTAGGTCCTCTTGATTACGGTTATCGTTTTTCAGACTCTTTAGAGTACACTAAAAACCCTGCAGTTTCTAGTATTAGTCTAGGTGGTCCAGTTATGACAGATACCCTAGGATTGCTTCTAGGAAGAAGAGGAGTGACTGAGACATTAGCTAGAAAAGCTCCGTTAATAGGTACAGCCGGAATGATAGACACTTATTTTGGAGAGTACTTTGAAGAGAATCCTTACGATAAACTTATAAAAAAAGCTAAAGAAATAGACAAAGAAGGTAATTATCTTTTAGGTATTAAAGATAGACCAGTAGATAAAAAGTATACTAGAACATATGAAAGGTCTTATAAACAAAACTATGCAACAGGAGGACTAGTAAAAGGTAAAGATGATGTTCCTTACACTAAAGAAAACCCTTCAGACAGAGTAGATTCTTTTACAGGTAAACCTTACTCTGACCAGATGGCTAGGTTAGGTTTTAATGAAGGTGGTGAAGTTAGTTTAACTGAACTTGTTTTAAATGCTATACAAAAAGACCCCGATAGAAATTATACTGATGAAGAAATATCAGTGTTAAGAAGACATGCTGACTATGTTGCTAATGCAGAATCAGATAATATTGCAAATAGAATACAAATGGGAGGAGGTCCGGGAAGAGGAAAGTATCAGTATGAACTTTCAACAGAAAATAAACCGGGACAACAAGGAGCTAAAACTGCAGTTAATAGATATATAAAGTTTAAAAAAGATAAAAAACTTACACTAACTGAAGAAGACAAACAATTAATGCAAGATAAAAATCCAGACTTTTCAAAGCTTTCTGAAGATATGCAGGATGCTATTTTTTATGCAGATAAAGCTATGGGCAATATGCCAGTAGGAGATTTAGTTAAAGGTAATTTATCTCAAGAAGATGCTTGGGCAGATTATCATTGGGCTGGTAATCCTAAAGAAAGACAAACAAAAATAAATTATTTTATTGGTAAAAATTATATGCCTGAAGAAATAACTAGAGGTAAGTTAGAAGCTTCTCCGGATTATCAATGATACTTTACACAGAGATACAACTTGAAAAGGCTTATAAAGTCTACAGAATCCACCAGATAGAAAAAGACTTAGGCTTTATGCAGTTAGAAGATTTTAGAATACTATATGAAGACTTGATGGCGGATGTAGTTTAATGGGTTTTCCATTTGAAATAATAACTATGCTTGGCTCTACTGTACTTGGTGGAGTTATGAGTGTCTGGGCAGAGAGTCGTAAGGCTAAACAAGACAACCAGAAGTTACTTATAACACGTGGCGAGTTTGAAATGAAAGCTCGTAAAGCTGCAAGAGATGTTAAAGATAAAGGATTCCAGTGGACAAGAAGAATCATAGCACTAACATCAGTGTTTGCTATAGTAGTGTTACCTAAACTTGTAGCTGTGTATTATCCTAATGTAGATGTTACTGTAGGTTATACAAACTTTCAACCGGGATTCTGGTTCTTCAAAGAAGGTAGAGATGTATTTGAGTGGATAACTTTTCAAGGCTTGGTAATAACACAACTAGATACTAACCTAGTATCAGCTATCATAGGCATGTACTTTGGTGGTAGTTTAGTTAAGAAGTAATATGAACGATTGGGTACAAGCTATAGAGACTATAGGTATACCGGCAGCAGGTGCAGCAGGTTTAGGGTACTTAGTATGGGTACTTTTCAAGTCTTTAATAGCAGACATACATAAAAAGTTAGATACTCAACAAGGCATGATAGTTGCATTGATAGATAGAATAAGACAGATGGATAACGACATGATTAGAATAGATGCCATGTGTCGGGCAGCAATGGGTTTAAAACCTGATATAGATAGGATAGCTAGAGCAGATGGAAAGAAAGACCAAAGAAAAGATTAAGTTTGAATTTTCAGTAATTACTATTTTTGTATTACTGTTTTCAATTAGTTTATTAAGAGCTGATGAAATGGTACATAAGTTTAAGAGTCCTAGCTTTAGCGGTATTAATTCATCTTCACATTATCTTACAATCCAGAACCAAGAGTTCAATCGTAAACAAGCTTTGGCTGCAGAGATAAAAGCATTACAAGATGAGATAGAAAGAGACAAAGAGAACACAACACTTGCAAGGTTTATAAGGAACTTAGAGTCTAGAATATATGCACAGCTTTCTAGACAGCTTGTAGATAATTTGTTTGGTGAGACTCCTAGCGATAGTGGAGTACTAGAATTAGAAGGCAACAGAATAGAATATAGTGTTGTCGATGGAATAATAACTTTAAACATAACGGATAGTGATGGTAATACAACGACTATATCTTTGCCTGTTGGCGATTTTTATTTCTAGCTGTGCAGTTATAAGTCATAACGAAGATTTAGTATTATCAAAGAAGATACAATCTCCGGACATATTAGAACTACAATCAGAAGAACTAAAGAATTTACCGGCAGCTTCAGTGATGCCAACGATAGCTATCTACCCTAATAGCTTTAAAGATTTAACAGGGCAGAGAAGAAGTAATAGTACGTTTGCTTTATTTAGTACAGCTATTACACAAGCACCTGAAGCTTTTCTTATAAGAGCTTTTAAACATACATCAGGTGGAAAGTTTTTTAGAGTTGTAGAAAGGGTAGGCTTAGATGACCTAACAAAAGAAAGACAACTTATTAGAAGCACTCGTAAAGAGTTTAAAGAAGATAACAAGATGCAACCTTTGCTTTTTGCAGGGTTACTAGTTCAGGGTGGAGTGGTTAGTTACGAAGCTAACCTAAAGTCTGGAGGTGCTGGTGCTAGATACTTGGGGATAGGTAATAGTAAACAGTACAGAGAAGATACAGTTACTATATCGTTAAGATTAATATCTGTATCAACTGGAGAAGTGTTAATGGAAACATTAGTTTCTAAAAGCATTATATCCACAAGTATTTCTCAGGATATATTTCGTTTTATCGAACAGCAAACAGAACTTGTAGAGATAGAAGGTGGTGTAGCTGAGAATGAGAGTGTTTCTATAGCTTTGCAAAAGGCAATAGAAACTGGAGTATTAAATATAATAAATATAGGAATAGAGAGAGGCTATTGGAAATATGAAAATATTAAAATTGACGAGCCTAGTTGTGATGATGAATGCATCACTGCTATACGGGGCTGATAACGAAATATATGTTGACCAATCAGGAGCTACAGCTAACATAGATTTAGAACAACTTGGTTCAGGTAATATTATTGGTGGTTTATTGTCTTCAGCAGGAAACATGACTCCGCTAGATTTAGATGGGGTTACTATGACACTAGATATAAATCAAATAGGAAATGCTAATAAGTTTTTAGGTGATATATACGGTGATTCTGTAACAGGATTTTTTGAGTTTGATGGTGATAGTAATGTTTTTACTATACAAGGAGACCCAACAAATACTTTTGGTATCGATAACTCTAATTATAATGTTGATGTTACTGGAAGCTCTAACACATTTACGTTAGACCATGGTAAAACTGCATTAGCTGCAACACTAGATTTAGATTGGATTATTCAAGGTGATGATAACACTTTTGATTTCGATATAAATTATGATGGTGCTACTAACTATGTAGATGTTGATGGAGATGACAACACTGTAACCTTTACAGGTTCAGGTAAAGCAGGAGGTTACTTCTATCTTGACCAAACAGGAAACAACAGAACATTTAACATACAACAAAAGAGTACAATTGATAATGACTGGCTTAAAATTATATCTAAAGGTAATAATGGTACTGTTTGTGTCATTCAAAATGACCAAGGTACAGGCACAAGCTGCTAATATTGGAAACA